ATCTATACCTATTGTCTCTGAGTTTGACGGCAAAGGCATTGACAAAGCAATCAAAGAATTTAAGCAACTAGAAACCGTCGGCGAAAAAGCACAGTTTGCAATTAAAAAGGCGGCTGTGCCGGCAGCGGCGGCGTTAACGGCGGTTGCGGGCGCGCTCGGATTAGCGGCTAAAGCGGCGGCCGAAGATGAACAACAGCAAGCGATTTTGGCTAACACTATGCAAAACGTTGTTGGTGCTACCGACGCGACAGTTGCAGCGACTGAGGACATGATTGCGGCGATGTCGAGAGCGACTGGTACGGCCGATAGCGAGTTACGCCCAGCGTTTGCCGCATTATTAACCGGCACTAAAGATGTTGGTCAAGCAACTGAAGCGCTAACGCTCGCTCAAGACGTGGCAATAAGTACAAATACCGACCTAGTCACAGTCAGCGATGCTTTGGCAAAAGCTTATGCGGGAAACATGAAAGGGCTACGTGCGCTATCGCCTGAAATGGCTGGGCTTATTAAAGAGGGCGCGTCGCTTGATGTTGTGATGATGGCGTTAAACGATAATTTTGGTGGCGCGGCCGCACGATCAGCAGAAACCGCAGCAGGCAAATTCAAGATACTAAAAAACAGTTTGGCTGAAACACAAGAGAGCATCGGTGCGGCGTTGCTACCCGTGTTGCAAAAAGTATTGCCGTATTTGCAGGCAATGGCTGATTGGGCGCAACGCAACCCTAAAGCGTTCATGATTATTGCGGGCGCTATATCGGCAGTCGCAGCCGCGATCGTTGCGGTAAATATTGCTATGGCGCTTAACCCGTTTGGTTTGATCGCGGTCGGTATCGCGGCGCTGGTAACTGGTTTGACAATTGCTTACACAAAATTTGAGACATTTCGCAACATTGTCAACATTGTGCTTAACGGCCTGATTGCAGGTTTTGAAGTATTCGCTAATTCATTTATCGGTGCAATTAACTTAATTATTCGTGGCATGAATTTAATTAACCCGTTTACCGATATACCAAGTTTGCCAACAATAAATTTGGGCAGTATTGGCGGCGGTGGCGGTAGTACAAGTGGCGGCGCTGAGACACGCACGGCTGACCGTATGGCTCGAGAGGCAGGCGCAACAATGCCGGGTTTAGTGTCGCCGATCGTTGGCGGCGGCGGCGCTGGTGGCGGTGGCGGTGGTTCGACTGGTGGCGGTGGTGGCGGTGTTGGTGGCGGCGGCGACCTAGTAACAATTCAAGGCGCGCTAACCGAATTTGGTATGGCTGAACGTATCGCAGCGCGTGGTAGCGGTGGCGTAACGATCAACGTGACGGGCGGTATCTCGACTAGCGCCGAGATCGGTCAAAGCGTGTTAGATAGTTTGCTCGCCTACCAGCGCGTATCAGGGCCACTCGATTTACAGATAGCGGTCTAATGGCTGGGGTTGCGGTCGTTGCTAGTGGCAACTATGACCTAGAAATTGACACGGGGTTTGTACAAGATGCGTTTTTGCTTGATGACGCGGTGCAAGGCGTATTAGATAACACAACCTACGTGCTTGACGGCACGACACAATACGCAAGCGTGTTAGACGGCATTAACCAAGTGTCGGTGCGTCGAGGGCGACGCGATCAAGGCGATCAGTTCGGTGCAGGCACTATGACGTTTACGATGCTTGACACCGACGGTATTTTTATGCCGTTTGACGAAAACAGCCCGTACTACGACACGGCCGAGGCTAAACCGGGTTTAGCACCTATGCGATCGGTGCGGTTATCTCGATACAGCGCCACCAACGTCAAAGAATATTTGTTTGTCGGCAAGATCGTTAACTTTGATTACAATTTTGCGCTTGGCGGTTTGGATACGGTCACGGTGTTTTGCGCCGACGATTTCTATTTGTTATCGCAAACATATTTAGATGAGTACAACGTCAGCGAGGAATTGTCAAGCGTTCGTGTGTCGGCGATACTTGACCGACCCGAGGTAGCATTCCCCGTCGCTAACCGCAATATTGGCACAGGCACACAAACACTTGGCGGTGATGCGGCGTTTACGATCGCGCAAGGCACAAACGTTCTCGGTTATTTAGCGCAAGTCAACGAGGCTGAGCAAGGCCGTCTATATATGTCGCGTGACGGCGACATCGTATTCGAGCCACGCATAGGCACAACACTTGACCCGAGCGTCGCAGACTTCCACGACGACGGCACAAACATACCGTACAACGGCGTAGGCATAACCTTTGAAGCAGATCAAGTTGTTAACCGTGCGGTCGTGCAACACTTAGGCAGTAACAACCCGCAGATCGCCGACGACGCTGGCAGCCAAGCAACGTACTTCATACAGACCTACAGCATCACAAACAGTTTGTTGCATAACGACACGGCGGCGCTCGAGTTGGCAACCTATTTGCTTGACCCTAACCCTGAGCCACGATACACGTCGCTAGCAACATCGTTTGCAATGTTGAGCAGCGCCCAACGCGACACGATCGCAACCCTTGACATATCTGACACGATTACCATTGAAAAATCGTTTGCCCCCGGCACAAACCCAGCGTCACTAGCCCAAAACCTATCTATTGAGGGCATCGAACATACGATCAACGTCAACAGCGGGCATAGCGTCACTTATTACACGTCGCCCGTAATCGTGTTAAACGAATTGATACTTGACGACCCGTCGTTCGGTATCATCAACGCTGACAACGGGCTCGGATAAAGTAGGGGTTTATGGCGATACAAGATTTTACAGCAGGTCAAGTTTTGACGGCCGCGCAAATGGACAGTTTGCAGGCAAACGATTACAACTGGACAGTTAGCACAAAGACCGCTAGTTATGTTTTAGTCGCGGCCGATAAAGGCACTCGAGTTGTGATGAACGCGGCAGGCGCAACAACTATTACGGTTAATACAAGTTTGTTTAGTGCAGGCGACACTTTGTTTATTCAAAACATTGGCGCGGGTACTTGCACAATTACGGCTGGCACGGCAACAGTAACGACCGCAGGGTCTTTAGCGTTAGGCACATGGGCAGGTGGCACTTTGTATTTTACTAGTGCTAGTGCTGCTATTTTTTTTAGCGGTGGCGCTGCTGGCTTTGATTTAGATTTTTTAATTATTGCTGGCGGTGCGGGCGGCGGTTACAACATTGGTGGCGGTGGTGGCGCTGGCGGTTTTAGATCGAGCGTGACGGCAACGGGTGGTGGCGGTACTTTGATGTCGCCGTTAAAAATTGTTAAAGGCATAAATTATTTTGCGTCAGTCGGCGCTGGCGGTGCAGGTAGCGGTAGCACTACTGGCACATCAGGTACAGCATCAGGATTTACTTACGGTTCGACTGGTGGTGGTGGTGGTGCGGCGCGAACTGCTGGCGCACAATCAACGGTAGGCAACGGCGGTAGTGGCGGTGGCGGCGGTGGTTCGACATCGGGCGCAGCGCCAGGTGGTACGGGTGTAGCCAATGAAGGTTTTGCGGGTGGTACGGGTTTGCCGTCGTCAAGTGGTTTGGCCGCTGCTGGTGGTGGCGGTGGCGCGGGAAGCGTGGGAGTGGCGGCGACTGCAAACGTGGGCGGAAACGGCGGATCGGGTGTAGCGAACAGCATTACTGGTTCGAGCGTGACACGCGCATCAGGCGGAGGAGGAGGCGTACAAACATCAGGCGGCGGTTCACCCGTCGCAGGCACAGCACCATCAGGCGGCGGCGGAAACGGCGGCTCAACCGGCGCAGGATCGCCCGGGACTGCAAATACGGGTGGCGGCGGCGGTGGCGGTGGCGAGGGTCAAAGCGGTGGCAATGGCGGTAGCGGTGTTGTTATTTTGCGTTGGGCAACCGCGACAGCGACCGCGACAGTCGGCGCAGGTTTAACATCATCATCAACAACAAGCGGCAGCAACACAATTTTGACAATTACCGCTGGCGCTGGCACGATCAGTTGGGCATAACACTATGGCACACTACGCAACAATCAACGAACAAAACACAGTCATTGCAGTTAACACAGGCGTTGACGAAACAGTTACACAAACAGACACAGACGGCACAGAGGTTGGCGGTTCTAGTGAAGCGTGGGAAGCGTTCTATACGGCGCAGTTAGGCAATCCAAATTTGTTTGTTTTGCGTTGCAGTTATCACGGCAACATTCGAGGCAAATACCCTGCAATAGGCGACCACTATGACGCAGATTTAGACGAGTTCGTCGCGCAAATAGTTGAAGAACCAATCGAGCCTGACGACGAGCAATAATTATGGCGCGCAAACCTATAAACCGATCACGTCGACAAATAGGCGACCAAACAACTAAAGGCGGTTTAATCGGTTTGTTTATTTATTGGGCGACACATAACAACATCGACCCAGCACTCATTGCGCTACTTGTACCGATCATCTCAAGCGTGTTGGCTTGGCTATCAACCAAAATTGGCGACCCCGATCTAGCCTGCATATTCATACCCAAAGACGACAAAGACAACAAAGATTGACAAAACCGTACGTCGTCATTCAGCAACCAGTTGTTAAAGGCGGTTTAGCAGGCACACGCACTTGGTCAGATTTGGCTTGCAAAAACAGCAACGGGTCATTATGGTGCAACGGGCTTTGGGTCAACCGCGATATGCGAACACGCCCCGGCGTAGTTAGTAATCACGCTCGAGGGCTGGCAATGGATTTGTCGTACCGTTGGCTAAACCAAAAACGGTTAGGTAAACAAGACGGCCGCAAAACATCGCTCGCGTTCATCATCAAATGTTTACAAAACGCCGATCACTTGGGCATACAACTTGTTATCGACTATCAACTGCAACGGTCGTGGCGTTGCGATCGTGGCACATGGAAACCCCTACCAAGCGTTGAGCAGGGCGACTGGTATCACATCGAGATTGAGCCACTACTTGCACACAACCCCGACATCGTAAAAGCCCGATTTGACGCGGTTTTCGGGGCATTCCCCACATCACCACCAAAACCCGTCTAGGGTTATAGACCTACCGAGAAAGTAGGTCACTTATGACACTCATCACCAAAATTGGCGTATCGCTATTTATTAGCGTCACGTCAATCTTCG